CCTTGTGGCACTTACCAAGGTTGTTGAAACACAAATGTGTGCCAACGACTGGGATAACATTAACTTCTCACACGTTCCTTCTGTAGCGGCTCGCCAATACAAGAAGGCATTCAACCGTCACACACCTGCATTTGCAGAATACGTGGCCAAGTTGGTTGCCAAGGACCCAAGTGTCAAGGTAAATGCTTCGGCAATTTACCCACACGATGTGTTGAAGGGTATTGCACACGGCTACGTTAAGATGGACAAGACAGAAACAGACCATGTGATCGCACAATGGGATGCTCTGCCTAACTATGTAGGTGACGCAAGTATCCTACCTCTAGTTGACGTAAGTGGTTCGATGGCAACATCGGTTCCAGGTTCGACTGTTCGTTGTTTGGACGTTGCGGTTGGTCTAGGTTTGTACCTAGCAGACAAGAACAAGGGCGTGTTCAAGGACACATTCTTGACTTTCTCTAGCAAGCCACAACTAGTTACTCTAAAGGGTAACATTGTTGAAAAGGTGGAACAAATGTCTAAGAGCAACTGGGACATGAGTACTGACCTACATGCGGCTATGAGTAAAATCCTAGACGTTGCAGTCAAGGGCAATGTACCAGCAAGCGACATGCCAAAGATGTTGTTGATCTTGTCAGACATGCAGTTTAACGCTTGTGCTCGTTTCGACGACACAGCAATGCAAATGATCGAACGCAAGTTCGCAGATGCAGGTTACACTGTGCCACAGATTGTTTTCTGGAACCTAAACAGTTCAGACAACGTGCCTGTAAAGGCAGACAAGAGTGGTGCCGCATTGGTAAGTGGATTTAGTCCATCAATCATGACTAGCTTGCTAGCCGCTGATTTGGATCAGTTCACTCCAGAAGGTATCATGCTCAAGACTGTAATGGTCCCACGCTACGATATCTAAAAACTAACGTTTTGAATAGCACCTCCGGGTGCTATTTTTTTGACTAAAATATCTTGCAATAAATAGGAATCTCAAGTATAATATATACAACTGGCGTTAGTATAACGGATAATACAGCGGCCTTCTAAGCCGTCAATAGAGGTTCGATTCCTCTACGCCGGACCAACAAAATTAAAAAGGAAAAATAATGGCATATATGAAACCGGGTCCTAACTACAAAATGAGCAAAAACGTTAAGAGAGAATTGGCAACTATTGTCGATCCTCAAGAAAGAGGTATTCAAAAACGAATTATGATTCAGGCAGAATTATTTGGAAATGTACGCCATAAAGAAAAGCGTCCAAAAGATAACGATTAAAAATTAAAGAAGTATAGGTGTTTTACTTCTTCGAGGTCTGTGAAAGCAGACCTTTCGCTTTGTTGTTTTATTTTTTCTAATGCACCAGGCCTAAACACTACATTATCGTAGGCAAAGTACATGTAGATATCGTTATTAAACTCAACAGTATGCGGGGTATAACTTCCGTTGAACACTAATATACTTGATCGATGTTCTGATTGTATTTCTATTGGTATTCGATTGTCTATATATTCTGCTACAAGATTAGACGAACCATAATAATTTTCTAAGTTTGGATCGGTATCTGCTATCGGTTTCCAAAATTTATAGGTAACTGGTTTATCATTAAATGTAAGCCTAACTGCTATTGTAAATGTTAATCTTTTATCATTAGATAATTGATGTGTATGTGTAAGTATCTGAGATCCCAATGAACTATGACCAAAGATAACAGCAGAATGAGTACATTCTGCTATATATTGTTCCGCTAAAAACTCAACATCTTCTGTAAGTTTTCCTAACCTTTTATAAACAGACGAGGCATCATACATTGCTACTTGGATAGCATGTTCAAAAGAATAAGACAGATGTTTACAAGGAAAATTTTTAACCTTATTATTTTTATCACTGGTATTTCGTAAAATACCACTCGTCCGTTCTTTCATAAGCCTAGATCCAGAAAGAGTTTCTGGATATTTTTTAGGATCGTCAAAATCTCCGCTACCTTGATAAATTCCTCTAAATATTCCTAATGGAATAATATTCTTTATAATATAATCTTTGTAATAATCAATTAGTGTCCAATCAATTATTTTGTTCTTTTTAGGATAGTCAGTATAGGGAAACTCACTAACATAATTGTCATCAGAAGTTAGCCGCTGATATTTGATATTATTTTTTATTTTATTTTGATCAAAACAATCAATTAAATTTTTATATTGTTCAACATGAGAATCTGCCCAATCGAGGTAACACTGCTTATTCCACCAGATAACTCTAATTTCTTGACATAGTTTATCTTGAGATTCGTGGTATTCAATATTAACAATTCCTGGTTCCATTAACAAAAGAGAATACAGGTAAATGATATCTTTTATATTGTACGCAGTATCAGGAGTTTGAGTTCTAGTTACATTATGTACAATGTAAAAATTTTGATTTATCTTTTTTTCATCTGTCCAAAAATTAGAAAAATTGTCAGTAATTAATATCATCTATGTACTTGAATTAGTCCAGGAGGTTCAACATATTGATCAAATGGCAATGCACCCGGCATACGAGAATTTTCAATTTCAGAATAAGTCTTTACAGTTACTTCGTTTACTTCCAAGTATTCTAAAAGAGATGCCAGTAACTCGTCTCTTTTTTCTCCAAATTCTGCATACCAATTTTCATATTCTGCATTATCTGCAAAAAACCAATGACCTTCAAAACGAGTGTAGTCTTGCGTAGCATAAAATAAAGTGTCGATATTAGATAAACAATCAACGTCTAACGCATGTACATCAACTGAACTATATAAAATTCCAATAACTTCAAAACCTGGTTTTTCAAAAGTCATAATTATTTTTTTCATAGTGTAATCCTTTTTAATATTTATAGGGTAAAAGATTATGTAAATAAGATTATGATAGAAAATAGACCACTAAACATTAACGATTGTGAGCAACTGATAAAGTTAATAAAATCTCGTCCAGAAACATTTAATGGATACACGGACGATCAATTAAAACATCGTGTTGAATATGACATAGAAAAACTTATTCCTCTATATTTAATTGATCCTTTGTATTACATACCGGGCATTTTTGTTGACGGTAAATTATTTGGAGCTCTAATTTGTAAAGAATTTTCCAATGCTCCTTGTTGGTCTTGGGGATATTGGATTAGTGACGGGCATCATGATAAGATGTACACTGTAGAAGGAGCCAAGGCCTTTAGAGCTTGGGATCAGATCTTATTTGACGAAATGGAAATTAACCGAAAACTTAATCGATTCTTTATTGTTTACGAAAATCGAAACGATAATACATTAAAATCTACAGGGTTTGGTGAAAGACTGTTTACATGGATGGGACGCCAGGGATACAGGGTTTCAAAATATCAGTTCATAACAGATTGCGAAATTGAACCTAACACCGAACCAAAGTACGAATATCAAAAACAACTACTGACAAACAGAACATGGCCTATTCCTTTGTCAGTTAGAATGGGAATCTTAGTCAAATGAGAATGGTTCAGTCTCTTCACCTGTGTCACCGTCAGTAATAAAAAATCTAATACCATGTCGATGACACTCTAATTCAAAACGTGTCCAAAACATTTTTCTATAAGGGTGTTGTTGCGACTTTTCAAAAGCTTCTTTACTTTCCCACTCTGAAGTAACTTCCCAACGTTCGTCATCAAAATGGTCGTCTACTACGTTAATAAGTCCGGAAGTAGGAATATTATATCGTCTCATCATTTGACTGAATGAAAGATTCTGTGTAGTTACTACTTTAAATCTTTTCATTTTTGGTCCTTCTGTGCAGACTAATCGATATTTTCTGATATACATTGTATGTTGTCCTTTTTTAGTAATTATCGTTTTTGTTAATAGTAAATAAAATATCTGAAACAAAGGAAATTCAAAATGTACGCAAGAGTATCAACAACTATAGTAACTGATCCAACTATCGATAGACCCGGTATGAAACTTAGATCCTGGGCAGATTCTTTATATTATAATCCCATGTACTCTACTATTAGATCTCAAATGGCTGACCGTCCAGGATTTATGTACAATTCACATTCATTAGTTGAATACAAAGATACAGCAAAACTGGTCAGTCAAGTAGTATTTGATACAAAAGAAAATTTTGATGTTTATGTTTCCGACCCGCAGACTATTAACTTATGGGAACTAATTGAATCATTAAGTAAAGAAAGCGGTGTACTTATACAGTTTATTGATACCGATAAATTTTTAAATTTCTAATTTATAATTTAATTGATCTTTGTATTTTGCAATACTTCGATCGATTAGATTTTCTAATTTAGAAATACTAAACGTTCCATTAACAACTAGCAGTTGTTTTCGTAAACCATAATAATCACTGCCGTGCATCTGAGACCCATTTGACCAACAGAAACAATTTGTATCTGTAGGCAAGTCTATGTAATTTTGATCATAGTGCTCTATATCAGCAACAAATAATGTTGGTTGAGGGTTCTCGTCATGTATCATCATTCTAAATTCTGTAGGAGCGTCCCAAAATTTAGTTTGATCAGTATGCAGACCAACAGGTACTACACTTTCCCAGATGTACATATGATCAATAAAGTGAAAAGGAAAATACTGTTTAACATGTTCAACCATCGGTTCGAAAACAGGATGCGGATAATATTTGTGTGTCCATATTCCTAAATTTTCTGCTTCAAACTTTTCCGGGTTGGATGTGTGTGGATATAACCCTTTAAATGTAGGCCTATACCAATGGCTTTCCTTCCCTAACGGATGAGCTTCTTTATCCCAAGGTTCGGCTGAATCTGGTTTTGTTCGTATAATATCAATAGCTTCTCGATCAAAGATTTCTAAGAATTTATTATAGTCTTCAAATTCAAATTTTGGAATATCTAACGGTAACCATCTAATTGGTCGATATTTTTTGCTTAGTCTTTTTAGTTCGGTTACATACCATTCAGGTAGATGACTAGGATAAGTTTCACCTCTAAAAGAATTATTGGCTACTTTTATTCTCATTTTTAGTTCTTCAATAGGTAACATAATGTCCTTACATTTCTAATTTATAATTCAATTTATCTCTATACTTTTCAATACTTCTATCCATAAGTATTTCATATTTTTTAGTATTTACAACAGCATTAATGCAGATCAACTGTTTACGTTTTCCATAAAAATCACTTCCGTGTATCTGAGATCCGTTTGACCAAGCAAATGTGTTGGTATCAGGTGGCGGATCAATGTAATGAATATCTCCATGATCAACATCGCAAACATATAATGTGGGCTGTGTATTTTCATCATTTAACATTATACGGAACATAGTTGGCATGTCCCAAAAATAATCAGCATCTCTATGCGGATAAACTTCTCGAATGCTTTCCCAAATATATAAATGACTAACCATTTCGAACGGAAGTGTATCTTGTATCTGTTCTATGATTGGTACAAACAAAGGATGCTCATACAACTTTGCAGACCATTCCATACATTTTGTTTCTAAAAAATTTTCTCTGCTATATGTGTAAAAGTCTAATCCTTTAAATTGAGGATTATACCAATTACTAGCCTTACCTAACGGATGAGCTTCTTTAGGCCATGGTTCGGCAGCATCTACACCAGTTCGTAAAACATCTATTTTTTCTCTGTCCCAGATATCCATAAATTCTTCCATATCAATTTCAAATTTTGGAACATCTAAAGGAATCCATCGAATAGGACGGTATTTTTTATTCATTCTATGAATTTCTGTAAGATACTCGTTGGAAAAATTATACTGAGGGTCGAAATGGTGCCAAGCTGTTCTTTGTTGATTAGCCCAACTATTTCGACCAACGGTTTTTCTAACAAGATCAACAACACTTTTATTAGGCATTTTATCCTTCCAATGACTCTATGATAGCAATAGATGTTCGGCCGCCGAATCCAAAACTTGCTTTCATAAAAATCTTTCCTTTTAAATCAGTCTTTTTAGTAATTAGTCTAGGATCATCACTAAGAGGATTGTCTAAAGAAAAATTAGGTTGTAGATAACCATGCTTAACTGCTTCTATTCCGTAGGCTGCTTCAATTAAACCACAGGCACTCATAGTATGCCCTATGTAACCTTTAAACCCAACGATAGGGATCTCGATACCTTCAAAAGCACGTTGAAACACATCTAATTCAATGTCGTCACCTACTGGTGTACTTGTAGCATGAGCATTAAAAAATGCAATATCACTCGGAGTTAAGTTAGCTTGTTTTAATGCTTGATTAATAATCTTTAATTGATTTTCACAAGTTCGATCATGTGCAGTCATACTTGTTAATTTAGCACCGCTAGCAATTGATCTTAATTTAGCCTTTGGTTTAAGATTATATTTTATCAGTGTTTCTTCATCGCAGATAAACCAAATTGTGCCACCTTCACCTTGTAAGAAGCCATCTCGATTTTTGTCAAAAGGTTTTGATGTGCCACCGTTATGATTCGACAAGGCACTTGAACATTGCCAGTAATATTGCAGTGTAGGATGCAATGAATGATCAATGGCTCCTACTAGTGCAGAACTGGTCTGCCCAGTTTGTATCAACATCGATGCAAAATGCAGATTATACATACTACTAGAGCAGGCAGCATTTACACTGGCATTCATATTTTCTGATTTTGTTTTTCCAGAAATCAATGCCGACAACAGATCGTGGTTGTTAGAAAATAACCTACTAGGGCTATACCGATTTTTATGATCTTCCATAGACTTGTAAAAGTCTTCTCTAATAGCAGAGTTAATTGCAAACGATCCAACACTGACTACACTGTCTTTGAATATATCGTTATCATAGGCTTCAAGATATTCGTTAGTAATGTTTACTGCTGTCTTATATGACAAATAACCATTTTCCATATAGTCGGCCTGAAACCCTTTAGTACTCAAAATATAAGGATGGTCTTCAACATTATATCTAGTTATTGTCTGCGGGCCTTTTGACAAGGGCATATTTTCGTAGTTAGATGCTACATTTTTTCCAAGAGAATCATGCACACGATAGTCGACTATGTAAATGTCTTTCATGGGGCAGGTGTAGTTGATGGTGATGTTTTTTGTTTTGGTGGTTCTTGGCTATCTGTAATATATCCAATCAAGTCTTTCCATGCCAGTAGCTTTGGAATTTCTTGATCATCAATAACTACGCCAAATTCTTCTTCAACTTGAATTACCAGTTCAAGAATATCGATGCTGTCAATTTCAAGATTTTTCTTTTCTAATTCATAAAGTTCAGGTGGAAGATTTTGAATTTCATTGTTATTAACAATTTTCAAATCTTTAATATTCATCTCTGGAGGAAGCGGGTATTCTAACTCTAATTTGAGATAAACGTTGATCATTTCAATAAATCTACGCTCAACTGCTTCTTCAGAACGGGGTGTCCAATTTTCGGTACTCATAGTATCTCCTATATAATTATTTAAATAAATGCTGTGTTATTAACAGCAAATATGATCTTAAACTCCGCCAAGTGCTTTTAGTTTGCCCTCAGTAACAACTAGTCCATCTACTTCAATTCGAGCATCAAACTCAAAAATATTTCTAGCATTTCTTGTTAGTGTAGAGTGAATTATGAGTTGCTCTCCAGGTAACACCACTTTTTTAAATCTAACTTGATCTGCTCCTACAAACAGTATTCCGGCGCCCTTGGCCATATACTTAAAAAAGTCTTCTGAAGGCATTACGTCTTCAACATATTTAAATGCCAAAATAGTACTGGCCTGTGCCATTGCTTCGACCATCATAACTCCGGGCATGATATGGTTACCTGGAAAATGTCCTTGAACATATGGTTCATTGATGGTGAAATTCTTAACTGCTGTTATGGTTTTTTCATCGTAGTCCAATACACGGTCGACCATTAGAAAGGGGTAACGATGCGGAAGTATTGATAAAATGTCTTGTGATGATAATGGTTTCATTCTAGTCCTAACATGTGATATGGCGGATTATAAAAATACATAGAGAAAGCTAATCTCGGATTCGAAGGCGACAACAATTTATTAAATTTTATTCGATGGGGAATGTCCGGATTGAATATAATTGGTCTAGTTAGTTCATAACAATCGATCAATGTGGCATCTTTTTTGTTGTATTTCAAATACCAATACGGAACTCCTGCATCTGCACTTTTAATTTTTTCCAAATTCTTTATATCATAAAATTCTGTTACGGCTGTCCCCACAGTATTGAGTAATGGAAAATTCATTCTTGGGTACGGAGGGCCAGAATCAATATGTATACCAGATGTAGCAAAATATCCTAATATCCAAAATTCAGCAGGTTCTAGACAGATACTATCAAACCACGTACCCATTTCGGGCACAGCCGTTAATAAATTGCCTAATTCATCATCCTTGATAGGACCTCGCCAATTGGCATGGGATGATAGCCAGTTTGTTGTTGCTAGATATTCTAAAGATTTTTTAATTATAATTTCTTGATCTGGACAATCTAAATATATAAAGTTTTTTGCCATAATTATATTATAAATACCTCGGCAGTAGAAGTCAAGCCTGATGATAAAGTTTTTATTTAAGTCCTAACATATGATACGGTGGATTCCAAAATGCTATGCTAAACATAAGCCTAGGATTTTCTGCCGATAAAGGTTTATTAAATCTTACTCGATGCGGTATTTCGGGATTAAAAATTATAGGTTTAGTTAATTCGTAATGATCAAGTAATATAGCATCATTATTATCAAATTTTAATTCCCAATAATCAACTCCGTTTTCCTTAGCAGGAATTTTTTCTATTTTTTTTATTTTAAAAAATTCAGTTACTGCTGTTCCTATATTATTACTTAACGGAAAATTCATTCTTGGATATGATGATCCAGAATCAATATGTATCTGAGACGAATCAAAAAATCCTAATATCCAAAAATGAGCAGGTTTTAAATTAAGATCTATAAGCCATTTATCTAATTCAGGAACAGCTTCCAAAAGTCTTTTTAAATATCGACCACGAATAGGGCCACGCCAAGTACCTGTAGTTGTTAACCAGTTTGTTGTTGCTAGATATTCTAAAGATTTTTTAATTATAATTTCTTGATCTGGACAATCTAAATATATAAAGTTTTTTGCCATAATTATATTATAGATGCTGTTGCTGAAGAAGTCAAGCCTGATGATAAAGTTTTTACAACCTTATGATACTGATGATCAGAGGTACCTAGCCATTGATCTTTTCTACTGATCACAGTCTGTATATCTGGATGTTGAAATATTGTACTAGTCTCTACATGCTCATACCCAGTTTGTTTTATTCGCTGTTCTAGATTAAATCCTGTACCTCTATTAAAAACTTCTACCTTGGTGGAGTTTGTACCCAGCCGGCCTGGAAAACCATGATTGGCTAATTTTTCAATAGCAGGGTCGACAAGGAAGGCTAACATCTGTTCGGGAGTGTAACTTAGAAAAAATGGTGTACCATCAAGGCCGTGTTTCTTCCAGTAGGTTAATTGGCTGTGACTAAATTCTTCCTCGTCAAGATACCACAAATTATCTTTAGAGTTTAATTTTAAATGAGGAGGATCATTACCTGTTATCACAGTACCGTCAAGCTGACTGGCTAACCACATGTTGCAAGGAATTTGAAAAGCAGAACATTTAATTGACTCGGCAATTTCTAATAACTGTCCGGACTCAACAAACTTGTCGTAATCTAAATCAATAACTGTAGGAGTAATATTTTTAGCTTCACAGAATTTAAAAGCATATTGTGTTTCGTGATGATTATATTGTGTACGCATGATCACAACTTCCACAGTCATGCCAAACTTCAAAAGTATACTAAGCACATATTCACTATCAAGCCCGCCGCTATAGCACAGGTGAAGTTTGCCTCGTTTGCGTTCCCATAACATTTCAGCAGCGATTAAAGTTTCTTCGTAGTAACTTCTTACAGGCCTACGTGGGGGATCAATTTCCACAGTCCATGTAGGACCATTGCCCGAACTTCTAAGATAATTGTTATCTACTAATTGCATTGAGTTATTTTTTAAATTGGTAAGATGCATATTTACCAGGATCTTGACAGGCTAAAATAAAAAAGTATAATTACAGTATGATAAAAGGTACCGGTATAGACATTGTCGATCTTAGAAGATTTCAATCTATGGATTCAAATAGATTAGAACGCCTTGCCAAAAGAATTCTTACAGAAAAAGAATTAACTGAATATCGTGCTCAGGTTGATGCAAGAAAATTTGTATTCCTTGCCAAACACTGGAGTGTGAAAGAATCAGTAGCCAAAGCATATGGCACAGGTATTTCTGGCATAGTTGTTTGGAAAAATATAGAACTTTCAAAATCTTTATTTGGACGACCACAAATAACTTTTTTAAATTTTTTAGGAAAAATGGCCAAAGATTTAGTCTGCCACGTTAGTATAAGTCACGACGGAGACTACTTGATTTCATCCGCTGTGTTAGAATATGCATGTTGAAATTTGGGTGCAGGGTACTGACTCTAAATTAGATTCTTTATTTGAAGAACTACGTATTAAACAGCATAGCGATACTTCACATCCCCTCTATAGAAACTATGCGGCAGAGGCATTTGTGGAATGTTCAGCTCTATCAATAACCTTTGAAGATAACAAACCTATTGTTGTAGGTAGCATACTGACTCGAAATTGTTGGCCAAAAAATACCTACAGGATATTAAACAGATTTTGGAAAGTACATGAGCACAGGCTTCCACATCTAGATCGCAATCACGGAATGGCTATATTCAGCAAAACTGTTGAAGCTCATGTACACTATGCAGAAAAAGAACTAAATGCAGATCTAGTCTTTATCAGCAGACAGCACGATAATTGGCAAGCATTTACTAAACGGATTCTAATACAAAAAATTGGCATTGAATTTAAATACAATGATTACAAATATCTTACCTGCGGAAACGAACATGATGATACTTGTTGGCAAAAGATTGTCTATCGCGGCCGTGAAGATTTGTTAACTGATTGGAAAAAGAGATGAAAGAAATTATCAAAGGTATGTTTAGAATGTACAGCATTGTACCTGTATGGTTTGTGGGACTCTATGCTATCTATACCGTAGTAATTGGAACTGCACCTAGTTGGTGGTGGATAGGAACCTTCATTGGCTATGTGTGCATTATGATGCTAGGTGTTAGTGCAGGATATCATCGCTTGCTTAGTCATCGAGGCTTCGAAGTACATCCTTGGGTAAAACGGTTGATGTTATGGTTTGCTGCCCTTTCATGTCAAGGTAGTCCTATTTTTTGGGTAACAATACACCGAGGGTATCATCATCGATATGCTGATCAAGAACGTGACCCGCATCGACCCGCAGACGGATTTTGGCATAGCTATATGTTATGGATGTTTAAGATCAAAGACGGAGATCACAATACCAAATATGTTGTAGACCTATTACGTGATCCTATCTGTATTTTCTTTCACAAATACTATAATTATATTATTTGGGTCAGTCATGTTGCTATTGCCTTTATCAGTGTTGACCTTTGGTTATATACTGTGATGTTACCTGCATTTTTAACCATTCATAGTTTTGCCTTACAGACCAGTCTCAATCATTCGCAAGTTTACGGATATAAAAATGCAGAAACTAACGACCATGGTGTTAATGTAATTTGGCTATTTCCTTTGATACTGGGAGAAGCATGGCACAACAATCACCACTCGGATGCTAAGAATCCAAATTATGGCAGTCGTCGTTGGTGGGAGTTAGATCCCACGTATTGGTTAATTAAATTAATTAGAACCGGTTAACAGCAGAATTCCGTTATAAAGATCACGTACAGTACGAGCATTTCTAGTATCTGGATGATCCATGTCAATTTCAATTTTGAATTCGTCTTCGCAAGCCACTATCATTTCTGTAAGGCTTAGACTGTCCAGTCTAAGATCTTCATAAAGGTTTAAATCTAAATGTACATTGGATTCAGATTCTTTGTATACATTAACAATTTGTAGCAGTCTTTGTTCGATATTTGTCATAGTCATCTTAGATTAAATAACTACTTATAACAAACAGAGAGAAATTTGACAATTATCGATTACCGTGTTACAATGATAGACGGTCGTGAGCAAATTGGCAAAGCTCCCACCCAATTGGGTCGGGGATGGGGCAGAGTCTTAGACAGCGCCTTTGTAGGTTCGAAGCCTACCGACCGTACCAAATTTTGAGAATATTATGTCCGAAGCATTTAATAACTACGTAGCATGGTCCTGGAAAAGACGAGAAGAACTTACCAATTTAGTTTTTGATAGAACTAAAGGTCATATATTCAAAGGACCGTTTCAGGGAATGAAAATTTTACCCAAATGGAGTTGGGGGGACGGAGACAGTGCAGGCAAACTGCTAGGTCTATATGAATGTGAATTATTTGAAAGCATTGAATATGAAATAGCACATGAACCTGATCTTGTGTTGAACATCGGTAGTGCCGAAGGCTACTACGGTATTGGATTTGGCATGAGAACCAACGCACAGATTGTACTAGTTGATGTACAGCAGCCTGCCATTGATATTGCTAGAGAAAATGCTCAGGTTAATAAGGTAAACAAAATACAGTTCAGCACCGACAGTAGTGTTGAAAATTTTAGATCATACCTCAGCAAATATGACAGGCCGCTAATTTTTATGGACTGCGAAGGATACGAAGAAGACTTCTTAGATCTAGAAAAAATTCCAGAGCTAGTTAAAACATCAGTGATTGTTGAAAGCCACGACTGTATACGTGCAGGATTGACTGACAAACTTATAGACCGTTTCAAAGACACACATCAAATCGAATCAATTCGACAAGGTGCTAAAAATCCCTATATCTTTATAATCGATGATCTCAGCGATTACGACAAAGTTTTACTCTGTTGTGAATCAAGACCCAGCACTATGACTTGGCTGCATATGAGACCACTGAGTTGACTTTCAGTTTTAATAGTGCGTATAATAGCTGTACTTAAATAAAATCATGCGCCCTGCTAGTTAAGTGGTATAACATCTGTTTTGTAATCAGAAATTGGCAGTTCGATTCTGTCGCGGGGCACCAACTTAAAGATACTATGAAAAAAATATACGATTGCTTTACATTCTACAATGAGTTCGACATTTTAGAATTACGATTACAAGAACACTGGGACCATGTAGATAAATTTGTTATTGCAGAAGCTAACATGACACACCAAGGAAAACCTAAAGAATTCCTATTAGAGCAAAACTGGGACAGAGTCAAAGACTACGCTGATAAAATTATTCATATCAAGGTAGACGACATGCCCACAAATGATAATGCATGGGTTCCTGAAAACTATCAACGCAATGCACTAGCAAGAGGACTTGCCGATGCAGATGAGGAAGATGTTATTTTAATTTCAGACTGTGATGAAATGATTCGTGATGCAGCGTTTGAATTTATTAAAGAGTCAGACCATTCATTATGGGCTACTAGAATTCCTTTATTCTATTTTAAATTAAATTACATGATGCACAAACCCAACACTACGTTAATTGGTGCAATAGGTGTGAGAAAAAAATTCCTACGTAATCCGCAAGATGTTCGTAACATGGGTGTAGGATTAATGCAACGTCCGTGGGACTATAATGACGGAGTACAATGTAGTATTCCCCACGCAGGGTGGCACTTTTCTTACTTTGGTAACGAAAATCATGTACGTAATAAAATACAGAGTTTTGCACATCGCGAAACTAATAACGATTATATCTTAGGAAATCTTAACCTAGATGAAATGTTGAAGAACAAACGTGGGCTTGATCCAAATAGCACAACTGAAGAATTTGAATATGTCGAAGTTGATGAATACTTTCCCAATACTGTGATCAATAATTTAGAAAAATATCAAAACTTTATTATTGACGGTGCTACTAAGAACGTGTTAGATTTTTTACCAGCAGAATAATATGAGCCAAAAATTTCGTTTCCATATATTGGGGTTACCCCATACTGTATCCAGCAAAGAATACAATGCCTGTGCCTATACTCAGAAGGTAGTCAAGTTTGGCAAAATGATGAAAGAGCGTGGGCACTACATCATTCATTACGGACATGAGGAAAGTGATCTTGTCTGCGACGAGCATGTGACCGTTAGCACAAATAAAGATTTAGAAATTGCCTATGGTAACTACAATTGGCGTGAAAACTTTTTTAAGTTCGATACCAATGATCATGCATATCAAACGTTTTACAAAAATGCTATTCGTGAAATAGGTCTACGCAAACAACCTAAAGATTTTATTCTTCCGTTTTGGGGTTCGGGTGTACGTGCTATTTGCGATGCTCACGAAGATATGATCTGTGTTGAACCAGGTATTGGTTATGCAGGCGGGCATTGGGCACGATGGAAAATATTTGAAAGCTATGCTATCATGCATGCCTATTTTGGTTTGAACAGTGTAGGTACTTGTAATCAAGATTGGTACAATGCTGTGATTCCAAACTACTTTGACCTAGATGATTTTACTTTTGCTCCAGAAGAAAAAGAAGATTATTTCCTATTTTTAGGCCGTGTGTACGAGGGCAAAGGTACACATATTGCTATTGAAGTAACAAGAGAAATTGGTGCCAAACTTAAGATTGCAGGACAAAATAATCTAGCATCCATGGGTTATGCCAAAACTCCAGACCATGTTGAGTTTATTGGTTATGCTGATGTACCTACTCGCAAACGTCTAATGAGTCGTGCCAAGGCTGCATTTGCTCCTAGCCTATATACAGAACCGTTTGGCGGAGTTCAGGTCGAAATGTTACTAAGTGGTACTCCTACTATCACTACTGATTGGGGGTCATTTAGCGAAAACAATATACAAGGTGTGACAGGTTATCGTTGCCGTACAATGGATCAATTTAAATGGGCTGCTAAAAATATTGATAAAATTGATCCTGCTAACTGCCGTAAGTTTGGAGAAAACTTTAGTTTAGATCGTGTTGCTCCTATGTACGAAGAATACTTCCAAATGGTTTATGATGTGTATGATGGCAAAGGTTGGTACGCAGAACATCCAGAAAGAACTGATTTAAATTGGTTAGCAAGACAACATCCTGGATTATCTTTATGAAAAGAGTAGTATTTTATTTTGAACCTAACTGGGCCTTTGGCACAGTACACTACGAGCTATTTAAATATCTATGGGGTTACGGATTTAACTGCCAATTGCTTCCTTGGAATACCAGTTATACCAGAGAAGAAATGTTAGAGCTCAACGAAACTACTGATCTATTTGTAACTACACCTCACGGTTGGCGATTCCTTGGTTACAACTACGGTACTGTTAAACCAGAACAATGTGTAATTATCAGTCATGCCAAGTTAGATATGACTGAACTTATACATTTTCACGGATACGAAGATTTTGATAAGTTCCATCGGTATGCTTGTGTTAGTCAGTGGCTAGTCGACCTTAGTAAAGAATTAGGGATTCAACGTCCCGCAGCACTTACTCCAGTCGCTATTAACTGTAATACGTTTTATAGCCTGCCCAATGACAGCCTAAAAGTTGTAGGTTATACAGGATCATTTCATCCTAAAGAAGAATTTAGTGACGACATGGTGCAGTCAAATCTAGCACAACCCAAATATCACAAACGTGGTTGGTTGGTAAAAGAAGCAGTGGATCGTGCTGGTCTTGAATTTAGAGTAGCACAGCCCTATCATCACAGTTTTGTAACCATGCCCGGATTTTATAAAATGATTGATGCAGTGGTTGCAGGGAGTACAGAAGAAGGTGCCGGGCTCCCAGTTATGGAAGGTGGTGCTTCTGGAAAACTGGTAATCAGCACTGCTGTTGGACACTGGCATCAAAGGATTGGGGACAAAGGCGGATATGCTGTTCCTGTAGAAGAAAAAGAATTCCTCGAGCGTACAGTCGAAATTCTCAGTTACTATAAATCAAATCCAGAAAAATATCGTCAAAGATGCTTGGAAATACAAAATCACGCACAGAGTTACGATTGGAAATACGTTATTGATCGCTGGGTAGACATTTTATCATAGTTAACTATGTAGTTAATAGCAGATTTTTTCTAGATAATTACATAAAACAGGGGAACGCTGTGACCAAAGCACAACACTATGATTGGTCTGAGTTAAGTAGGCATCTAGTTATAGAGATGGTAAGTCTTGCAGGACCGATGGTTATCCAAAAAAATTTAACTCCTAAAAATTATACCTCCATTATTAGAAAAATAATACGTTTTTTTCAAATCCCAATACATATACGTTCTTCCTATGGACCAACATCGGATCCCAACTGTGTATGGATTGGTGGTTTATATGACGGTAGATTAGATAGAAAAAATTTCAAAGCAATTACACTGACCTTGCATTTTAACATAGGTGCAAAATCTATCAAAATAAAAAAATCTAATTTTAAAAAAATGTGTGCTAGTTTTGCTGACACTCTACTGCATGAAATTATACACACACGGCAATATCGAAGAAGAGGCTTTGTTGATATCCCTGGATATCTAAGTACAGCACAGGCAGGTAAACAACGTTCAGAACAAAATTATCTTGGACATCCTGATGAAATAGATGCTTACAGTTTCAACATTGTTTGTCAGTTGCTTGATCAATTTCGTAATGATCAGAAAAAAATTGTCAAATATCTCAATTCAGATCTATCAAATAAAAAGAAACCCGATAATCCTTTTATATCATATCTAAAAGCGTTTGATCACGACCACGATCACATTGTAATAAAAAGATTAAAAAAGAAAATAATTAACTACATGCCCAACGCTAAAGAAATAGGCAAGCCCTATAAAACAACTGATTGGTTAAAAAAATGAGAAAAAAAATTAAAAGATTTAATTGTTGTCCTAAGTTAGACAAGCCAGTGGTTGTTCCTACTAGAAAAGAAATACTAGAAATATTAGAGGAATTAAGACCAAAGATTGTAGATCATTTTTACAGTGTTGATGAGTTAATTCAAGACTTGGGTGTATTCATTGGACAGCGATTTAATGTTGATGTAAAACATGCTGAAGCCAGTCAAGTAGATCAAAATGATTTAGATCTAAATGGATATTATGACGGAGGTCTTGACGAGGGTGGAGATATTCCAATCGAAATATATCTCATAACCAATCCTATGCAGGACGTTATGATTATTGATAATACTACATTTAATAATATTATTCGACGGATTGCTGATACCCTTAGCCACGAAGTAATACACATGAGTCAATATCGTGCTAGAGATTTTCTCGAAGTTGAAAAAATAGAGTACGCACCAGACGAAATGGAAGAAGATGAAGAGAATCGTTTCTATCTAAGTTCATTAGACGAGATCAATGCCTATGCCTATAACATAGCCAACGAGCTTTTGGATAGACATGCATACGCAGTTGTGTTGGAAAAACTACATAAAATTAAAGAAATATCAGTTGAAGATAGTATCAATCTTTGGGCTTATGTTAATGCGTTTTCCAAAGATGTTAATCATCCGGTACTCAAACGATTGATCAAAAAAGTCTACAAAAATTTGGGTAATCTTTCTAAATAATCGGTAAATCCGAGTCTTGACAAAACCAGTATTGTGCTGTATACTTATAGCATGATTAAAACACTTTGTCTATCATTCCTTATTCTAGTAACTGGCTGTGCAACATCTCCCAATTACAGAGTACTCACCCCATATGAAGTGCAAAATATTCCTGTGGATTGTTTTAACAAGAAACGCATTACTGCTTGGTTAGAAGACCAATTAGCCTATGCTGATCAATTTCCAAGATTGTACAATGAAAACATCGATTCAATCAAACAAAAGATGTGGGAAATACGTACTACCTGTGCTAATACTAACTAGTCTAGTTGGCTGCGGTACCCAACGTATTCCTATGAAAAATGACGATTTGGCTTCTTTCAAAGTTGACTGTTCGATTGCCGAACAACAGTTAAACTATCTAAGAGATATGAGACCAAACATCTATGATCGCCGTGAAGCACTACAACAAAAAACCATGTTTGGTGGCTTTTCGTCAGATTACCAAAAGAATAAAGACGTTGTAACTGGAAAAATTGATTACCTGATTGATGTAAACATTAAAGAAATTTACTACAAATGCGATCGTTAAAATTAATTCCCTTGGTTACATCTTTAGCAGTACTGAGTGTATCTGCTCAAGAATGTATTATGAAAGAACACATTGTTTCTAAAGAGATTGGCGTTATTGCCGATATCCGAAACATCCAGGCAGAAGTTACACCATTTGGTAAGAATCAACAAAAATGCACAGTGACCTTAGAAGGTTTTACCAGTAACAAATGGTATCCTGCTCGAGGTGAATTTATTTGGGACGGTGACTACACACCTGCCAAGGCCTGTTCTGCCGCAGTGGATTTGGCAAAGAAAAATTTGCTCACAGGCTTAAATTCAAGTACAATAGCTAATACCAGTGTGGTGATTTGTAAAGAGCCAGAGGAAAAAGACAGACCAATATTGAATCCAAAAGTTGGAACAATATTAGACAATTTAAATCGTCTACGTCTTAATCCGGCAAAGCCTACCTTTTACCACAAAGGTGAAGAATGTAAATGGTATTTAGAAACTGCTTGGAATGGCAAGGACATCAAACAGTTTAATGGTATTGTTTGCAGGTACGGTCCAGACAAATGGATCATTGTTGATAAGTTTTAACACACAGAGAGGAAAGTATGACAAACTTTATTGTAGGCACAATTTTTGGAATTGCTGTCTCCACTATCGGATTTTCAGGAGTTGCTAAAATTGGCGACCGAGCTGTAGATCAAACCAAAGTTATTATTCAGGAGACCGTAAAATGAAAAAAATTGCCCTAGTTACCGCTATCTTAGCACTGACTGCCTGTTCGTCAATGACCACTGTGCAGACAGAGAATCTCGACAAAAAGACTGTACCCACTTGGTACCTTGAGCATGATGATGTTGGTACACAACAAAAGGCATGGTACAAGCCTTGGGACCGAGAAGGCATGTATTATGCTGTAGCAGAAGATGTTAGCCCTAGCATGGAAATGGCCATGAAGAAAGCCACGCTCAAAGCCAAGGCTAAAATTGCCGATCGTGTAAACGGTGAAATGAATAATCGTACCACTATGCGGTTAGATGAACGCGGTCCTGTTGATCGTCCGTCTGCCAACTCTCAAGCACAAGATGTAATTGTTAACTTGATTGCAGAAAGTGTTGTCCGCACCTACGGTGTTGAAAAGAAAATGGTTATTTACAATCCAGAATTGAATAACTATCGTGCGTTTGTTATGCTGAAGATCACTAAAGAAGATGTCAGAGCAATGGCAGATCTTTATGATCAAAGCAAGCAGGTAAAACTGCAAGGACGAGTCGGCGGCAAATCTTTAGACGAAACTGCCTCAGAAGTTCTGCAACAAACACAACGATAATCAAGAACGCTGTTATCCATAGCTATAATAAGATAATTACAAGAATAAAATAAAAGGAACCTATGAAAAACAAACCAAAGTTCAACGTGCGGCCTGCTCAAAGTAAACCTGCGTCGGCTGCACCTCAAGTACAACAGCCACAGGGCAAAACACCTTCAGTAATGATTGCTGTTCCTGCCATGGAAATGGTCAATGCTGAATTTGCACAACATCTTGCCATGGCGGCTGCTAACATGGTTGCCAACGGTATCAAGATCAACTGTGCATTTAACATTGGATCAGTTATCACTATTGCTCGACGCAACTTAGTCGACATCTTTATGAAGTCAGACTTTGATTATATCTTTTGGGTTGATAGTGATATGAAGTTTCCGATTGATGCTCCAATACGTTTATTAAAACGTAACAAAGCTATTGTTGGTGCTAACTATCGTAGACGCCGTTTTCCTAACCCTAACTTTACGGGCATGAGAGGATCTAGTGGACAGTTTACAGAGTTTGAAACTAGAGACGATAGTCCTCCAATGGAGTTAATTGACGTACTACCGCATGGGTTGGTCATGGTACATCGTTCAGTATATGAAAAAATTCCCCAACCACATTACCTGCAAGAGTACATTCCAGAATTAAATCTAGAAATTGGTGAAGATATTTTCTTCTGCCAACAAGCTCAAAAAGCAGGTTATGAAGTTTGGTGTGATCAGGAGTTGAGTCGAGAAGTTGCACACATTGGTATCTTCCACTTTAACTACAATTTAAGTGTTCCAAAATAACCGAAAGGCGAACCATGTTCGAAAGTATTGAATTGCGTAAAGTAGAAAACGGTATAATCATTGTGCTTCGAGATGAAGAAAACGATGAACGAGAATATGTCTATGACACTACTCGCAAAGCATTAAAATTTGTCAAAGAATTGCTAGAAGCCAAAGAGGCCAAAGTAGTTTGAGCAAAATTTTAGTTACAGGTGGCAGTGGCTACGTAGGTAGCCATGTAGTCAGAATGTTAATCGAACATGGTTATCAACCTGTGGTTGTTGACCTCCGTGCTGATAGCAGATTATGGGCACACCCAGAATGCCGGGCTTATCAAGGCGATGTACGAGATGCTAATATATTAAATGCTATTTCTCTTAAGCATAGAATTTCAGCTATCATTCATTTAGCAGCTAGTTCCGAAGTTGGTCCTAGTGTAACTAATCCATTAGCCTATTACGATAACAACATTAATGGAACACGGCAAATTATACAGTTTGCCAATTGGGAAGGTATTGGAAAAATTGTATTTTCGTCTACTTCCAGCGTCTATGGTGAAATTGATCCTAGTCAACTGCCCACCAAAGAACATTACTCGAAAAATCCTTCAACCAGTTATGGTGCCAGTAAACTGACTGCGGAGTATATGTTACGTGATGCAGAAATTGCCTACGGAATTAAATCAGTTAGTTTGCGATACTTCAATGCCAGCGGCGCTTGGCCAGATGGTACACTAGGTGAATTTAGGGAACGTCCCACTCATCTTATTCCCAGTATACAACAAGCATATGATACCGGTAATGACTTCACAATTAACGGTGTTGATTATAATACTTCAGACGGAAGTGCTGTGCGTGACTTTACTCATGTCTGGGATATTGCAGCCGCACACATTAACGCATTAAAATATCTTGAAGCTGGCGGCAACACTGACCAATTTAACATTGGTGCAGGTGCTGGCAAAAGTGTATTAGAAGTGGTTAACGAATACCAAGAGCAAATGGACCAAGCACTGTTGATCAAAGTTGGATCACGTAGGCCCGGTGATATTCCTATCAATTACGCAGATATTACCAAAGCCAAAGAAGTATTAGGCTGGGAACCAAAAATGAGTGATTGTCAGTCAATAGTTAAAGACGCAATCCGTTGGTATTCTAGTGACCTTTATAAAAGTCTATGATTGAAATATTACTACTATTAGTCCTGTTACAGATTAAACACTGGCTAATTGACTTTGTTTATCAAACCGATGATATGATTAAGCATAAAGGCCTTTACGGTCATAGCGACGGTCTAGAGCACAGTCTTTGGCATGGTGCGGCTACTGTGATAATATTGATTTTGTTTACTCCAATTGAATGGGCTGTGGTACTGGCGTTTGTTGATTTTGTTGTACATTATCATATTGATTTTATTAAAATGCGATACGGTGAAAGAGATATCACTAACAAAAAGTTTTGGCATCATCTAGGATTTGATCAAATGCTTCACCATTTAACCTACATTGGCATTATCTATGCCTTACTGATATTATGAAAAAAGAATACAACATAAAAGACAAAGTTTGGATTCACATAGGTGAACGAACACTTACTGAAGGTCGTGTAGTAGAAATTATTACACTAGACCATTTAAAAGAAAATCATCGTCCTGGACATGAACTGTATGTAATAGAAATTAAAACAGGAATTGACGACGTCTACGAAGTTCGAGACTTTGATCTGATTAGTCCGGACTCTCAAGGACCAATCATGCTGTATAGGCATATAAAGAACAATACTGTCTCTGCAAACCGGTTCTTAAAGAAAGTAGGTATCATACTGCCCACAGGCGAACCTAATCCTGTGATATATGATGACTTTGACGGTGACGGACATGACGGAACGGGTTCTATCGATGACCCGACTCCAGAACAGATACATGCCGCATTAGAACGTGCAGAACGTGAAAAGAATCAACCATTTAATTTAAACCCTCGTCCTGCAGGAAAACGTCCCAGCAAAAAACAAACATTTACAAAGCGTAAAAAGAATGACAGCGTTAACTCTTGAACAGGTAGTGAAGGGTTGGGTCATGAGCAGTGAACAAATACCAATCAAATCTTTGATAGTAAAGGCTAAAGGTCAAGGTTGGAATCTAAGTTTCTTTGAAGACTATTCTTCAGTTGACGATGCAGGCAATCCCTATCCTAGTTCTAAATTAGATGAACAGATTAGATGGATCACTGAGAAATTACAAGGGCAGGAAAACTGCTCAAGGCAAGCATGGAACATTTGGACATTCAAATACAAACGTGATGCTGAAAAATTTTTAACGGTATATTATTTGGTATGGGGCAGATAAGATACGAATACGTTGACGAAGACGGTCAACGCACAGTAAAAGAAATATATAAAATAGTTGTTCATCAATTCAATATGGGTGATGTGGACGATCCAGACTTGTATGCGGCACAGCCAATTTGGGAATGGCAGGAAAGTGAAGCAGGAAAGTTTGTATTAGAAAATGCTGTAGAAACACCAATTTGGCAAAGACAGCACGACAATGTGCAGTACGGGTGGCAGTACGTTATCATTGCCGAATTGGAAAAGAAAAAACTTTCAGAATACTATCTGAGGTTTGACAAAGTTAAGATTTAGCTGTATAATAACAGCATAGGAGATAACATGGCACAACATACACATTACTGGAGTTGCAGTAAATTTGCAGATTGGATTCGCGGTACTACTAAATTAAAAATGGGTACCAGTGAGCAATGGGACGAATGGACTACTACTGCTCAAATGAAGCATAACTTCCGCTACTGGCTAGCAGAAGAAGGTCTCAGTCATCTACAAGATTTTGTAACTTGGCCTATTAGGAAATTGTATGATATCAAATATTACATCAACAATCGGTGGGTTACTAGTACTCATGCTCTTACTGCCCACCCTCGCGATATCAAGCCTGGTAATTGGTGTGACGTGGGTTATCGGTTTTTGCCATGTCTGTTTAATTCGCTTGTGGACTTTGTTGAAATTGAACTAGCATGGTGGCATGTTGTTTGGGACGACAAAGCATATAAACAGTTTCATGCACCTTGGTACAGCCGAGGTTGGTTCCGTTGGCGTACATGGCGCAGTCCAGAAGCAGGACTTGCTAACCTAGAATGGCAGAGAAAACTTATCTATGATGATGAATGGATTGGTGCTGATGATCCTAGATACGGAAAGCCAACACCGCAGGCTATTAGAGCACAAGAAATTCTAGACCTGTACACATGGTGGACTGTTACATATCGCAATCGTCCAGATCCACATGATGCCAGTGGTTGGAGTGCTTACTGTGATGCTATGCGTGTAAAATATCCTGGACAAATGTTGGGTGGCTTAAACAGCAAGGATGCTGAAGATCGTAAGGCCAGCGACAAGGCTCATAAGCTACTTCAAAAGATTGAAGCCCAATATGAAAAAGAAGATGAGCAAATGATGATCCGATTGATTAAAATTCGAGACGGATTATGGACATGAGTCCTAGCGACAACGAAGTTATTGTAGATTGGACTCCTACAAGAGGCGACCAATGGTGGAACGAAACCTGTGCTATGGTACTGGAAGTATTTGGATTGCCGGGACAAAAATTTGTTTACACACCAAGTACTGATTTTATGACCTTTACGTTTAAGGACAAGCGTGATGCGTTTATGTGTAGAATACTATTAAGTGACAGAATTTAACAGGAGAAAGCAAATGGCAAAACTAACTAAATTAGCAAAAGTAAATGAATCAATTACTATCAATCGTTATGATAACGCATGGATGGTAGAAATTGGTGGACGTGATAAGAAAGAGGATTGGAAGACTTCCAAGACTGTTTGTAATACTGAAGAAGAATTAATTGCACTAATCAAAGAATACAACGCAATGGATTTGGACAACTAACATGTCGCAAGTATATCTTATTAAACCTCTAGAAAAGAAAAGCATTGTATGGCGTGTAGAAATGTTCCGCGACAATGCCGACGGTACCACCAGTTGGTTTAATCTTGAAGATACTTATCGATGGGGCCAAGGTTTCATCGAAACAGACATGGATGTGAATTTACCCTACGAAGGTGATAATATTGCCTACGCCAAAAACGACTGCGGATGGGGAGCTGAATTAGATGACAGCGTAAGTTGCTATTTTGAATTTAGCGATGATTTATCTGAAGAAGAAAAAAAGCAAATTGAAGAACAATACTACGCAGGCGGTGCCAGCTGGCTTTACGATGGCGAACATGATTGGCAATTTGAAGATGACAGTTTATTAATCTTTGCACCATTCCAAATTAGTCTTTGTGAAGAAGATGGTACAGTGATCGAAGAGAACGTCAAACTAAAACCAAGACCAGATCCAAGAACAAGTTGGCCATTTAGTCCAGCATTTCCTAAACCGGAGGAATAATGAATTCAGCAGAAAAGGCAAACAATATAATTTTTAGAGCCAAACATATAAGTGAATTTACAGTAATAACTGAATTGCCGGAAGGATTTCAATTCAATGGCAGAGTTCCTTTTGATATTGATATTTCCGATAATACCCTAGAAGCCAAAGTTTGGGCTATGGATTTTGATGAAGCTGTTAAGATTTTAGATGAGTACCTAGAAAGTTGTAAATGACTGTAAGCAAAAGTCCAGAACGTCATACCTTCCAAATGGCGGGTGCAAAAAAGCGATCTGAAGAAACTGGGACAGAAATTCCCGAGCACTATGAAAACTTATGGAAAACAGCTAAGGAACGAGACGAAGCCAATTTTGTAGATCCAGCATGGCAAAAGAATAACATGGAATATGATCTACGTACTACACAATGGATTTTAGACAAAGTTAGGGCCAGCGATGCTTATGCTCAAAACTTGTATGCGGCCATGTGTAATATGCAGTTTGTTAAGTTAGAAGTATTACCAATTCTAAAAGAAGAACGATGGAGTGCCAGTTGGCGACACAGTGGCGGTATTATTGCTGACATGCTAGAAAAGGGCGACTACATTGATTGGTATTGTAGTGGAATGGGCGGACTTTCTATGCAATGGGACGAAGATAAAGAAACATTTGAAGAGTGGCAAGTCCGTACTGACTACGTTCCAGAAGGCACTGTCACTGAAGAAATCAAAGAAGATTTAAAAAAATTGGGCTGGGCTCCTATAGAATGGCCAGATGATGAATAATTTGGTAAAACCGGCTCTTGACAACTGCCCAAAAAAGCTGTATAATTAATACATAGAAACAGCACACTAGGAGCAACAATGGCTACCAAAGCACTAACAACAGCAAGAAATAACCAAAAGCGTGATTACAGTCCAAAATGGGACGGCGCTGAAACATGGAACGGAGAGCAGTTTACTTCTTACTTCCGTGACGCATTGAAATACTATCGTTTGGAATCCAGCGGTAAAGAACTTAAACCCAAAGTTATTGATTGGATGGGCCGTAATGGCTACAACAAAAACGATATCCAATCATTTAAACAAACTGCCGATAGTCGCTGTGGTTTAACCATGGGTGCTATTGCAGCCTGCCTAATCAAAGGTATGCCTGAAGCTCATCCCGGATTTAATAAAGGACGCAACTCTGCAGATTGGTTACGTAAAGAAATTACAGATGTAACTGCACAAGGCAAGAATGACGAAGTAGCCGAAGAAAAAGAAACCAAAGTTATCAAAACTCCTACGCAGGTCTATAACATTCAAGACCGTATCCGTGAACAAGCAGGACAGATGACTGAAGAAATTGACGTTGCCATTGATAACTGGATTATTGATGCAGAAGCATTTGATCCAAAAGCATTTAAAATGGTCAGCCTCCTGCGTGGTAAAGGCGCTAAAGCCGCACAAGCTCGTTACATCAAGAGTTTTTACCAACGTAGTATGGACGAACTTCATGAGTTGGCCAGCGGCAATGCTGACGAACAGTTACGTGAAGGTTACAAATATGCCGCTCGTAAGAATGTTAAAAAATTAATTGAGTTCTACGAAAGTATTATGGCTGCTTGCGAACAGATTACACAAGAAGCCAAAATACTCAAGAAGCCACGTGCTAAGAAAGCCAAACCTGCAGAAGATTTGGTCAAGAAATTAAAGTTCAAAGCCATTGACGATAAGTTAGGCGTAGTGTCAGTACCTGCCGCTGGTTTAATCGGTGCTCAGGGTGCAGTAGTCTACAACTCCAAGACTCGCAAAATTGGAGTCTATATCAGCAAAACCAGTGCTGGTTTGAACGTAAAAGGCACTAGTATTGTTGACTTTACTGAAAAGAGTTTCCAAAAGACTCTGCGTAAACCAGACGTACAATTAAAAGAGTTTAAAGAACAGAATACTCAAAAGCGTATCGAAACTTGGTTCCAAAAGATCAAGGCCACTGAGACTATACTTAATGGACGTATGAATGCAGACATTATGATTTTGAAAGTGTTTAAATGAATATGATTTTTATACCCGTGCTTTGGGTGTGTTTAAATGCCAATTGTGAGTTTATGCAAAAAGATTGGTATTTCTTATCCGAAGCGGAATGTCAACAGGTTGTAATAGAACAGCGTAAACAAATAATTGAAATAGCCAAAAAGAATCGGGCAAAAATTGGAACTATTGAAGGCACTTGTGTACAGGCCAAGATCAACGCTAATCGTCCAGAACAAATCGTAAATGGACAAATTTCATAGTCCTTTCTCGGGGCTAGAACGTTATATACATACAAAGGTGCTATTATGAAAATGAACATAATTAGTCAGGTTAGAGAGTTATTAGACCGGGGGCTCGACCCGATTGAAATATCTCAAAGAATGCGTATAGATCCGGACATGGTACGCATGGCCATAGACATCATCAATAATTTACTCACATAAGTTGACAACTGATCATAAAAGATGTTAAAATAATTTAACATTAACTTTTAGAAAGATCAAAATGTCGGGCTGGAATACAATCACTAGAGTTCGCAGACTTGAAGACCAAGTAGATAAACTTGGTTTTAAATTCAAGTCGCCTAGACACGGCGACTGGGAACAACAAGAACGAAGCCTTGCCCTTGTGCCAAAAGACGCAGATGCATTACCAATATACAGTCGTGATGCTGAATTGTTTGTAGGTACTTTGGAAGGATTGGAAACTTGGCTACACGGAGTTCGTTGGGCACGTGAATACGACATGATGTTGCGTCTCAGCGATGAAAAGAAACGTGCTCGCAAAGAACAAGACGAACGCAATCGTATCTTGCTAAAAACTATTAAAGACAGTAAAATACCAAATAGAATTAAAACTTAAAAAGGAAAAAAATGCTAGTACCAATGGTAATTGAAAAAACAAGCACAGGCGAGCGTGCCTTCGACATTTTCAGTCGATTGCTTAATGAACGTATTGTGTTTCTTAATGGCGGTGTTGATGACCATTCTGCCAATTTGATTGTGGCACAGTTGCTACATTTGGAAAGTCAAGACAGCGAAAAGGACATACATTTTTATATCAATAGTCCGGGTGGTGTTGTAACAGCAGGTATGAGCATTTATGATACCATGCAGTTTATCAAACCCAATATCTGTACCTATGTTATGGGTCAGGCCTGCTCTATGGGCAGTTTGTTGGCACAGGCAGGTACCGCGGGTAAACGATACATGTTGCCCTATGCTCGCCATATGATTCATCAACCCAGTGGCGGTGCTCGTGGACAGGCTACAGACATGGAAATCCAAGTAAAAGAGATCCTAAAAATGAAGAAAGAGTTGACTCAAATCTATGTAAAACATAACAGCAAAGGCAAGACTTTTGAACAGTTGAGTGCTGATATGGAACGTGATTTCTTTATGGATGCTACAGAAGCCTTAGAATACGGATTAATTGATCAAATTGTGAATAAACGACCTGAATAATTGTTCCTGCATTACGGACGCCCTTGTGTGCTAAATATAAAAAGCACACAGGGGCTTCTTATTTACGGAACAAAACCATGGTAAAAACATTTGATGCAGGTAACTTACAAGATATTCCACGCGGTAGCTTACTGCTTAATGAAAACGATCTAAGCGGAGATTTAATTGACGGCGGCACAATTACCAATTTTGCCAGTACTGGTATTAAAGATTCCAGCACCAAACAGACACTGCTAGTCGAAGATGACAAAATTACCGTTAAATCTATCAGTGTAAAGACTGTTGAAGGCGATACAACCATTCGCGGTAATGTTAAAATTTACGGTGTACTAGATGCTGGTTTTGTCCGAACTACAGAATTAATTACTAATCAAATCTACGAAAAACAATATCTAGAATTTGCCCTAGGCGAATCTGGTACCAATATAGGTACAGGACTTTTATGGCCAGGTGATCCATACAACAAACAGTTGGTGTTAATGGCTGGTCCAGACCGTTTCTTTAGTACAGAAAGTATTGAAATTGCTCGTGGACGAGATTTCATGATTGGCGGGACTAGTGTTATTAATCTTGAATCCTTAGGCAGCAGTGTTGTAAATTCCAGTTTAAAAACTCTTGGAACACTGCGAGAATTAAATGTCAGTGGCCGTGTAAATTGGAATGACTATGTTTGGTTTGATCCTAGTAGTAATCGCTTTAGTCTAGGACAAGACCAACCTACTGCATTGTTTACAGTATACGATTATCCTAACAATGTAGAAATAGTTATTGATGTTGATAAAAACTCCAGAGGTAGAATTGGTACTTTTAATACCAAGCCGTTGGATTTAATCACAGACGACCAAGTTCGAATTAGTGTAAGTGAACAAGGTCATATTACTCTAGGGCAAGAACTTCGTGACAGCACAGTCATTCGTGCATACGGCAAGTTGTCTGTTAATGTTAAGAACCCTACAGAAGATTTTGAAGTAGGCGGCAACATGCGTGTGGCTGGTAAGTTACATGCTCGAGGTATTGAGCCGCCAACACAAGGTACTTTTGTTCAAGGTGATATAGTTTGGAACAATAGTCCGTTACCTACTGGGTATATTGGATGGGTCTGCGTAAGAGGCGGAACTCCGGGTACTTGGAAAACATTTGGACAAATTAGTCCTTGATCACTTGACAAGAGTAAATATGTGTCTTATACTATAAGACACAGTGGTCTTTTACGTCATTCATCCCACTTTAAATATTCTGCATGTCGTCAAACTTGCTACTTTTATTAAAGGAGACTAGAGATGGCAAATCTTCAATCAGTACTATACAAGTACACCAGCACTAAAGAATACCACGATGCATTTCCCTGTGCATATCGACAGTGGCGAGCCGATAGCCACTGCAATCTAATTCACGGCTATTCATTTAGCATGAAGTTCTATTTTGGAACTAACGACTTAGATGTGCGTAATTGGGCCGCCGACTACGGTGGTTTAAAAGAACTAAAGAAAACTTTAGAAGATCAATTCGATCACACACTTATTGTAGCAGCTGATGATCCAGAAATGGCTACATACAACTTGCTACAAGAAAAGAAAATGGCTAAAATTGTGGTCCTACCTAAACTAGGCTGTGAGGGACTCAGTGATATGTTGTACAAATATGTCAACGGTGTTTATATTCCAGAAATGTGGGGACCAGGCGAGGCAGCTAGACTTTGGTGTTATCGTGTAGAAGTACGTGAAACACAATCAAACATGGCATTCCGAGAAGGGCATCGTGAATGGAATGAGGATCTATTTGCATGAATATGACTGACAAGGATTGGTTAGAACGTGTGACCATAGCCTATCGAGCATACCCCTATCCAAGTAAAGACCTTGAAACATTTATACATTGGTTGTATAATCAATACGGGATAGTAGAACCCAAAAAGGAAAACGATGATTAAGAAAATATTAGTAACTGGTGGTGCTGGTTTTTTAGGTAGTCACCTCTGCGATAGATTAGTTGCAGAAGGACATCATGTGCTGTGTGTAGACAACTACTTTACAGGCAGTAAAAAGAATATCGAACATCTGCTACCTAACCCAAATTTTGAAGTACTTCGACAAGATGTATGTTTTCCGCTGTACGTTGAAGTGGACGAAATTTATAACTTAGCCTGCCCTGCTAGTCCATTTCATTATCAGTATGATCCTATTCAAACAATGAAGACCAGTGTACTAGGTGCATATAACCTACTAGGACTGGCTAAACGTACCGGTGCTAAAATATTACAGGCTAGCACTAGCGAAATTTATGGTGATCCTGTTGTACATCCACAACCTGAACAGTATTGGGGTAATGTAAATCCAATTGGTGTTCGCAGTTGCTATGACGAAGGTAAACGTGCCGCAGAAACCTTGTTTATGGATTACTATCGTGTTCATGACGTTAGGGCTAAGATCATACGTATTTTTAATACCTACGGACCTAGACTGGCACAAGGTGATGGCCGTGTTGTCAGCAATTTTATTGTACAGGCATTGCAGGGCAAGGATATCACAGTTTACGGTAGCGGTCAACAAACTCGTAGTTTCTGTTATGTGGATGATCTAATCGACGGAATGATGGCCATGATGAATCATACAGATGACGAATATATCGGACCAGTGAATTTAGGCAATCCCGGCGAGTTTACTATCTTTGAATTGGCTGAAAAAGTAATTGAATTGACTGGTTCCAAAAGTATAATACTCCAACAACCGTTACCACAAGATGATCCGAAACAACGCCGACCAAATATTCAAGAAGCCAAGGGCATGTTAAAATGGGAACCAAAGATTGATCTGGACACAGGACTTGAAAAAACCATTGACTATTTTAGAAAAATCCTGTAAAATATTGTTATGGAACAAAATATCAATACATGGACAATTACAGTAGAAGAAGACCCAGACACTGGTGATCTCATTCTTCCTTTTCCTAAAGACTTCCTTACTCAAACAGGTTGGATCGAAGGCGACACATTGGAATGGATTGACAAGGAAGATGGATCGTGGATTTTACAGAAAGTTAAAAGTGATTAAACGAATTGGATTTGCCTGCAAATGGATCGATGGTCCTAGTCAAATTAATGGTATTAAACAAACTGATACTGCTCGTGCATTCAACACTGGCAGCACTACTGTTGCTTGGCTGAAGCGTCAAACTCGAGAAGTAGCAGAACAAAAGCTATGGGACTTGATGGTCCAAAATATTGAATCAACCCGTAAACTTGTAGAAAGAGTAGGTACACTTGATGACAATCTTCGAATGGTTAGGATTAGCAGCGACATTTTGCCTGTGTATACTCAGTGCAATTATAGTTATTTTTGGACCCAACCCAGTGTTAGAAGTTATTGCGAGATTCACTTTGCTGAAGTAGGACGCATAGCACGTGAACAAGATGTGCGTCTTAGTATGCATCCAGGCCAGTTTACAGTATTAGCCAGTGAAAATCCTGGCATTGTGGAACGTAGTATTGAAGAATTTGAATACCATGCAGACATGGCTCGCTGGATGGGCTATGGCTGTAAATTTCAAGACTTTAAAATAAATGTACATATAAGTGGAAAACAAGGTCCTGCTGGTATTAGGGCCGCACTTAAACGACTTTCGCCAGAGGCACGAAACTGTATTACTATCGAGAATGACGAGATTTCCTGGGGACTCGATGCTAGCCTGGAACTTGAAAAAGACCTTGCTCTAGTATTAGATATTCATCACCATTGGATTAACACAGGAGAATATATTGAAGCAAACGATGACCGCATTAAAAGGGTTATTGATAGCTGGCGCGGTGTCCGGCCTGTTATACATTACAGTGTTAGCCGTGAAGATGTACTCGTCGATCATGACCCTAGAAGTCGCCCTGCTTTGGAGTCTTTGCTTGTAGAAGGCTATAAAAAATCTAAACTTCGAGCACACAGTAATTTCTATTGGAATGAACCAGTTAACCAGTGGGCACTGACACACAGTGAATGGGCTGATATTATGTGCGAGAGTAAAGGTAAGAATCTTGCCAGTTTTGCACTTTATGAACAATCAAAATAATGTTTGGCAGCAACTACAACGATCATAGAGCCAGCCTAGGATACTCAGTTAGAAGTAGGAAAGAAATGGACCAAGCATTTTATAATCGAGCTCAGTGGTCATTGAAGTTTGCATTAGTTCCACACAGATGCGACATAACTAAAAAACTTGTTTGGCTAGACTATGCGTATCGTGGCGTTGCTATATGGACTGGTCCAGGAGACGATGCTATCGAAACTCGCTGGCATAGCAAGCTCGAACATGTAATATTCCAATTAAAAAGGGCTTAAAAGCCCTTTTATTATTTTGCCGTTTTAGCAGTTTTCTTTACTGCTGGTTTTTTAGCAGGAGTTGCTGCCTTTAGCTCACGCGGTTTGCGTGGCTTTTTAGCAGGTGTAGCACCACTAATATCCATTGGTTCTAGATCAAGTGCAACTGCAACTGGATCAACCTTGTTTTCTACAACAGTGGTCACAGCTTCTGCCGCTGTAGAAGTAGCAGGTGCAACATCACTAGTTTTAACATGAATTTTTCCATCGGCTACCTTATTGCCAAAAGGCCATTCTTTATTGTCGTTGACAGATTCTGTCGGTTTCTTTTCTCTAAAAATCATGTATAGCACTGCTACACATACTATCGCTAATAAAATATATCCCATTCTAATCTCCTTGCAAGTAAGTATTGAATACAGTTTATTTAATACTACGTTAATGACCAGACAAAAAAACATTCTACGTGCTTTGACTAACTTAAAATAAATACTTGTTAGAATACTACCTGCAAAAATTTGGCAGATTTTTACCATAATAAATATGGTATAGTACAGAGGAAAACATGGCTACTCAACAACTTATTAACATCGGAAGTCAACCAAATGACGGCACAGGCGACAGCGTTTATGTTGCTTTTCAGAAAGTAAATTCCAACTTTAACGACATCTTTACGCTATTAGGCTATGGTGCTGGTTTCAGCTTTCTAAGATTAAAAGAAGCGCCGGGGTCGTTAACTCCTAATGCAATTATGCAGGTCAATGCTTTAGGTACAAAATTTGTTAATAAAACACTAGTTGCAGGCACAGGTATGACTATTGACACTGTGTCGAGCTCAACTGAAATTAGAATTATCAATACATCAAGCAGACTAGTAACAGATAGAAGTCCACAACTAGGCGGGGATTTAGACGGTCAAGGATCTTTTAATTTAATCAACATGGATACTACTTCTCCGCATAATGATTATGATGCTGTTAGTAGAAAATGGGTCTACGAAAACTTTTTAAATAGAGACGGTGTTACAGTTTACGATACAACAAGCAGTTTCGAAATTCCTTATAATCAAAAGAGTGTTTTACGAGATAACATCGAAATGTCTTCGGTTCCAGTAGAACCAACACACCTTGTAAACAAAACTTATGTCGACGATCTAATCGAAACCAGCGGTTTTGCCAGTCGAACAAACTTTTATGTTTCGACAAACGGTGACGATAACAGATTTAATATTCCTACCTACAAGAGAGGTAGAAATTTTGCCTATGCTTTTAAGACTGTTAACAGAGCTGCTAAAGCTGCACAACAATTTATTGACGCCAGTGAGATTGTTCTAGGTCCTTATCAAAAGACCATTACGCATGCCGAAGGTTTATATAAATCAACGGTAGCTGCTATTACAACCAGCACAATATTGCCAGCAAGCTCATTTGGTATAAGATTACGTGTTGATTTAGACGCAAGTTCAATTAATATTGGCACCGACCCGTATATTAACCGTAGTATTTTTCCAGGAAATTATCTTATTGGGGCATCTAGTGAAGCAGTAGGATTGATTGAATCTATTGTATTGGACCCAATCAATGGTTATGAATACTATGATATCACTCCTTACGATTATGCCAAACCATACAGAATCACTGCTACTCCTGATAACGTATTAGATACCAGTGTCGAATTTACATTTGGAGTAGGAGAAACAATTGATATTCCAGATTTCTGGATTGGCTATAAATTTGTAATTTCAAATTCTAGTTATAACGTTATTGGATATGGTACTATTACTGCAATTAATACTACCTATGATGCATCACTAAATGTTGTGGATACCGTTACTGTTGACTTTAGTAACGGTCAATTACCGCCAACAGACAACACTATTGACTTTGATAAATGGCATGTTTTTACTGCTGACTACGAACTAGGTGAAGAACTGCAATGGGGTCAAAGACAAAATAAAAATCAATGTTCGATCATGATCGAATCTGGTGAACACGAAGACCAATATCCAATTAAAATTTCTGAAAACGTGTCTTTACGTGGAGATGAATTTAGACGTAGTATTCTTAAACCAGCACCTTTATTTGGTACACGATTACCAAGTATTAGTTCATCTAAATGGGCAAATACATATTTCTTTAGAGATACACAGACTGACGGTATTATTACCGCTCCTATAAACACAGCAACAGATTATAATAGTGCCGGTAGTTCTATTACTATTGATGCTGTAAATAATAATAGTATAACTGGTGTTGTAACTGTTACTCTTGCTATTGGTACTGCACCAACTGCATGGATTGGTAAGGTATTTAAAACCAGCGGATCTATTGATGCTATAGGTGAAGTTAAAGCGGTAAATGGTCCTACATTCACAGTCGCACTAGCTCAAAATAGCGAATACAGAAAAGAAGTAGGTAATTATTCAGCAGGTGCAACCATTGCTAGTGCCGATTGGCATTTGTATAATCCTGTAAATTATGCATACCACTATCTTAGAGATCCTCTAAGACCAGTTGATACACTGACTACAATTACAAATTATGGCGGTATTAATAATGCTGCTATCCTACTTGAGTCAAACAAAGAATTTATTAAAGCAGAGTGTATAGCATATCTTATAGCAACATTCACATCATTTGTATTTGATCAAGACAAATGTGCTCGAGACCTTGGAATTATTGTCGATTCTCTAGTCTACGATTTAAGAAGCGGTGGTAATAATAGAACCATCAATGCTGGCGATAGTTATAGAGAAGTTGCTGTTGTTAAACAAACTCAGCTAACTGAAACTGTGGCTGCAATCGGGTATATTAATCAGATCGGTCAGTCTATCATTAATAATGTAGCAGTTGCTCCTATTAGATCTAGCGAGACTCAGGTATATGATGTAACATTAACCACTGAACTTGTTGCAAGTAGTATTCTATACGATCTAGTAAGAGCTTGTTATAGAATTGTTAACAACGATCCAGACTTTAATCCTCCAAAATATAACGATCAAATGGACGTTTTATTGATGAATGACGCTACATTGAATCGATATGTTAGTGCTCAGGGCCATGGCGGATTTATGAAAGTATTAGATCCAGATGGTCAAATCTTAGCTAAATCGCCGTACACACAAACTTGTTCAAGTTTTTCAAAGAGCTATAATAGACAAGTATTCAGTGGCGGTATGTTTATTGATGGCTTTGCAGGAAATACCAAAGTTACACCAGCATACATCACAACCAGCACTCAAGGATTTCCTACTAAAATCAGTGCTACTACTACAGGTAGTATGGGACGTCCTTCTATTATACCAGGCGAAGGATACATTAGACCACAAACACCTTGTTTCTTTGTAAACAAAGGAATTACCTATGAAGTTAGCTTTATCAGCGAATGGGACGGTACTAACGGTACCGGCGGATTAAATATCAACCCATTGCGTCCAGGAGGTATTGCCAGCGTTCCTGCAATCAGTGCCACTGGATTTATGACAGGCTCTACTCAGACTGTTACTGTGAGATTTAGTGCTCCGACACAAAGCGGAGGATTAACAGCTACAGGTACCGCTGTGATCAGTCATTTAGGCGCTGTTACAGCTCTTAATGTTACATTCCCAGGTACAGGATATACTAACGGAACATACACCAATGTATCAATAGGAGCACCAACTATTATTATTGGCGGTGCAAGATTAAGTTGGACACTAAGCTCAACAGGATCAGTTACTGCTTGTACAATTATCGACGGCGGTTTAGGTTATGCAATAGGTACAAAAATTACCTTTCCATCAGGACCTGTTAGTACAGCAACAGGTGTTGTCTCAACTGTTGATGGATTTGGTAAAATAACAGGAATAACAATCAACAACGGTGGGGGTGGGTATTTGTCTGACCCTCCTGTAACTTTTGGTACAAATCTTACCTATACTGTAAATGTTAAACCAGGATTTAATGTCACTGCTGATAATCCTTTACCATCAGATATCACGCTAATAACTGCTGGTAATCGAAGTATGCTAGCCAATGACTTTACACAAATCAACGACCTTGGCTACGGAATTTTCTGTACCAATGGTGGACTTGTTGAAAACGTTAGTATGTTTACATACTATTGCTACAGTGCGTACTATGCTCTTAACGGTGCTCAATGCCGTAGTATTGCAGGTTCTACATCAAATGGTCTAAATGGTCTAAAGGCAGAAGGCAGCGATCCTTTAGAAGTTCCTGTTGGTGTTAGAAACAAATATCCTATGAGTCAGATAGCTACAGTAAATGCCGTAGCGACTTACACTAATTTCATAAATGATTTTACACTGTACGTAGATGGGTTGACATATCCTCCAACTGCACAGAGTCAAATTGAAGTAAATCACAGTGGTACTGTTCAAATATATCTTATTAGAGCAGCACAACAAGACGAATCTGATAGTAATGTTTATAGTTTATCTATTGACGACGGTGCCGGCGGTGGCTTAGTTGCTGCTGTAGAAGATAATAGACCAGTTATAATTAGAACTTACTATAATCAAACATTGTTAGATCTTAATGCCGCAACATTGTCTCGTCCTAGCACTGTGTTAACATACACTGAAGATCCCACATACGTTTATCGTATTTTAAGTTATGCTGATCTTGGCGCAGATACTGCACTTGCAGAAGGCGATAGCCCTTACAATTATATTATTATAAGTCCGTATACTGAAAATGACCGATTTAGACAAGGTTTAGGAAATATCACTGTCACTGCTGGCGGCAGTGGTTATACACCAAGCTCAACTGTAGATGCTGTTATTCCTGCACCAAGCACTGCCGGTACCGGTACTGTGGCAGTAACTTCAGCAAATACTGATCTTATATATCTAAGTGCCGGATATAATACAATTATGCCAGGTAGTAGAGTTACACTAACATCAGGTGGTGGAGATCCTAACGGTGTTCCAACTTATGTTACCTGGGTTGATTCAACTAAAACTGCGGTTAGAGTTAATAAAGCATGGACTTGGACTAGCAGTACTGCTTTAACATTCTCTGGCACACAAGCAGCAGGTTATGGAGTTACTAACAGCTCCGGAGTCATAACTCATGTAGTACTAAGTAACCAAGGTTCTGGATATTCAGGAACCAGTGTCCGTAATATTACATTTGCTTCAGGTACAGGTACAGCCACAGCTTATGCAGTTGGTGTAACAGGCGCTACAAAAATTAAAATTGTCGATTTAGATGTTACAAGTCAAGCTAGACTATCGTCGGGATTTTCTAATGGATGGTACTATACATTCGGTCACGAAGGTATAATGTATAAAGTTACAGGTTATACCAACGCATTAACTACTAAAAATGACTGGGGAGAACTAACTGTAGAACGTCTAAGTGACGGTGGTTCTATATCAAATGATATTCTTCAAACTGAACTAAAGGCAGGTATCACAGCCAACCAATCGGGACAGGTGACTTCAAGAATATCAACAATGCGTGTTACAGGACACGATTTCTTAAACGTTGGAACAGGCGGTTATGCTGATAGTAAATATCCAAATGATCTATACGGTCCTCCAAACAATCCAGTAGACAGTGCTTTAGAAGTTCAACAGGTTGGTAAGGGTCGTGTTTATTATGCAACCACTGACCAAGATGGTAATTTTAAAGTTGGAGAATTTTTTAGTGTTGATCAAGGACGAGGTACTGTAAGTATCAGTGCGCCAGTGGCGTTAACTAACGTTGACGGTATTAGTTTTAAACGCGGTCAATCACTAATACAAAAATTCTCTGTAGATGGCACTATGGGAGGAAACAGTAACAATGCTGTTCCAACAGAACGTGCTATACAAAGTTACGTTAACAATAGATTAGGTATTAATAAAAACAATACAGTAGCAGGTGTTCAACTTCTAGGTAGCGGCTTCTTAGATCTAGGCGGCGTCCTTGATATGAAAGCTAATATCAAGATGGGAACTAACCGTGTTACCAACATGGGTGATCCAGTCAATCCTCAAGATGCGGTTACTAAAGCGTGGGGAGATTTAAATTACGTCAACACCAGCGGCGATACCATGGTTGGTACTTTAGCTACACAGATCTTAGAACCAACCACTAACGGTACTTACAGAATAGGCAATACTGGCAAAGCCTATACAAACATATATGCCAATAACTTTGTTGGGACAGCATCAAGAGCATTGGTTTTTAATACTGCAAGAACAATATCATTTACAGGTGATGTAACTGGTTCATTCTCATTAGATGGCAGTACTGATATTAGCACAGCACTAACTATTGCTGCTAATAGTGTAGCATTAGGTACTGATACAACAGGTGACTATGTTGCTACGGGTGCTACTAGCGGGTTTGGTATTAGCGGAAGTACTTCTGGTGAAGGTCAAACATTCACTGTTACTTCTAATGCAACAAGTACCAACGCTGCTAACACTATTGTATTTAGAGATGCATCTGGTGTGTTTGGCGGAACTGCTGTACAAGCACAATACGCCGACTTGGCAGAAAAATATGTTCCAGACGCTCATCATTCTCCTGGTACTGTTATGATCTTCGGCGGTGAC